GGTGCCTTTTCTATTTGCACATACCGACAGCTTACCAGAGCCTGCGGTTTTATCAGGCAATTCACCGTTCATGCTATTCCTCCTTTCGTTACATTCGGTGGTAGCAGTCCACCTTGAGTAGTAAGGCCCTGGTATTGTGCTGTCTCATTTATACACCATGGCTAAAGATTGGGCTAAAGCATTCTACCATTCACAGGCGTGGCAGGCTATCCGCCTGCGTGCCCTGATGCGTGACGGATATACATGCAGGGTATGCGGGGCCAGGGCAACAGAGATAGACCACATCATCGAGCTGACACCGGAAAATATTTCGGACAAAGATATATCCCTTAGCCTGGCCAACCTGCAGAGCCTGTGTCACGATTGTCACACGCGAAAAACAAAAGCAGATAAGTATATATATGCCAGGGGAGACTGTCCCCCAGAATTTTTCTTTGACGCCGACGGCAACCTGACCCCCCGGCCTGCCTTCGACCAGCAAGCTGACCCGGGACCGGTGCGGGCTCTCGGGAAAAACTGACCGCAAAAATTTAAAGACCCGTGTAGATTGAGGCAAATATGGACAAATTCCAACAGGTCCTGACAGCAGAGGACAGACGCAAACAAATACAGAGAAATAAGCGGGCTATCAAGTCCGCCCTGGCCGATGTCCCGCCGGAGACCATGAAGCTCTATGCGGATCTGATCGATGACGCCGCTTCCTACGCCTGCGCTATCCATGAGTGTAATCTGCTTTATATGCGGGACGGCATTGCTGAGTACTACCAGAATGGCGAAAACCAATGGGGCGTCAAGAAGAGCGTTGCCGCAGAGCTGCGGACGAAGTACACAGCGACTTATCAAAAGCTGATTTCCCAGCTTGCTTCCCTGCTCCCCTCCGAAGACGAAAAAGCCGCCGCCGCTGAGTTGATGGAGTTTATCAATCAGGAATGAACTGGCCAAAAGAATATCTGGCACGGATCCGGAGCGGCGAGATAGCTGCATCCGCAAAAATCAAGGCGGTCTATGAGAGGGAATGCGGATGGATGGATGATCCGCCGGCAGGGTTCCCGTATGTGTTTGATGAAGCGGCGGGACAAAGGCATATAGATTTCATGCAGAAATTCTGCCGGCAGTCTAAGGGTAAAGCAGGAAAGCAATTAATCCGGTTCGACCTGTTCCAGCTTGCGAAGATGCAGTTGGTGTTTGGCTGGAAAGAAAAAGAGACCGGCCACAGGCGCATCCGGGAGATATTCGACATGCGCGGGCGGAAATGCGGGAAGTCCACAGAAACGGCGGCAGTCCTGCATGATATGCTCCTGAACGATAAAGAGAACGGCCCGGAGATCTACTGCGCCGCCAACAGCCGTGATCAGGCCGATCAGGTCTTTTCCGAGGCTGTGAATATGCGGTCCCAGTCTCCCGCCCTTCGGAGCATGGAACGGAAACGCCAGAGCGATATCTATTGCTCCATGAACTTCGGGAAGATTAAGAAGCTGGCGGCTAAGACCGACAATCTTGACGGTCTAAACGCATCTTTTGTCTGTCAGGATGAAATCCACGCCCAGAAAGACAGCAAGCTCTATGACGTTCTGGTACAGTCCCAGGCGGAACGTGAACAGCCCATATACTGGATGATAAGCACAAATGGCTTCCTTCGGGAGGCTTTTTTTGATGCCAGGTATGACTATGCGTCGAGGGTTGCACTTTGGGAGGACGGCTATCATGATTACCGGCTTCTGCCCCTGCTTTATGAGTTGGACAGCAGGGACGAATGGACGGATCCGGCCTGTTGGGAGAAGGCAAATCCGGGGCTGGGGAAAATCAAAAGCCTGAAAACGCTTGAAGAGCATGTTGAGAGGGCAAAGCGTGATCCGGACTTTCTGCCGACAGTCCTGACCAAGGATTTCAATATGCCGGAAAACTCTAACGAGGGATGGCTGACCTACGAAGAAGCGGTTAATACGCAGACGGTTCCGATGGATTTCCTGGAACATTCCTATGCAATCGGCGGATGCGACTTATCGGCAACGACAGACCTGACATGCGCGACATTGCTGATCATGAAGCCGGGGGACGATAACTATTACGTCCTGCAAAAATACTTCATTCCGGAAAGCAAACTTGCCCCGGAAGACCTGAAGCACCGGTCCGACAAAGAGGCCCCTTACAGGCTCTGGGCGGAACGTGGCTGGCTGAAGATTTGTGAGGGCGCTACAGTCGATTATAACGACGTTTCTGATTGGTTCGTGGAAATGGTCAAGGTGCACGATATACGGCCCCTATGGATTTGTTACGACGCCGCATTGTCGGGATATTGGGCGCCGCAGATGACTGAATACGGCTTCAACATGGAGAAGATACGGCAGGGCCCGTTCACATGGACGTACCCGATGAAGTTAATGAAGGGCGCTTTTGAAGAACACCGCATCATCTACCAGAATAACCCGATGCTTCGGTGGTGCCTTTTGAATACAGCAAAGAAATCCCTCAACAAAGAGGGAATCGAATCTATACAGCCGGTCAAGACGGCAAGCAACAGGCGGATAGATGGAATGGTCAGCCTGCTGAACGCATGGACGGGACTGCAGAATCACAGCGAAGAGTTTATCCCGTATTTGAGGTGATGGAACTATGGGTTTTTTATCAAATTTTATCAATAGCCTGCGGGGCGAGAAAACGGGATATCTGGCAGGGTACGGCACCCGGTCCGCTGTCGTAAATGCCGACCTTAAAAAGGACGCTACGTGCGTAGCAACGATTGATACCAATGCGACACATATTGCCAGAGGGCAGGTCCTGCATGTTGTTAAGGACGATAACGGCAGGATAAAGGAAATCAAACGGGCATCGCAGTATACCAAACTGTTCGCCCGCCCGAATCCCGTCATGACAGCGCAGGAATTTAAGTATGCTATGGCATGGCAGGCGCAGGTAACGAACACGGCCTTTGCATGGATCCGTTGGGACGACCGCATGAGGCCCGTGGAAATCTGGCCGCTTGTCTATCTGACATTTGAGATTCGCAAGCTCCTGAATGGTACCGGATACGCCGTATCGCTCCGAACCCCGGAAGGCGCACAGGTCATCGTCGATATGCGTGATCTGGTCGTCCTGCGGCGAAAGTATGACGGAAGCACCTACGCAAGTCAGGGCAACGGGGCGCTTGACGGTTCTCTGGAAATGATGCAGAACATGTACACATCGCTCCAGCAGGCCATGGCAGTCTCCAACAAAGTGCACGGCCTGTTCACCCAGAAGAACGCCATGCTTGCTACGAAGAGCGCCGAAAAGGCCCAGAAGGACTTTGCCAAACGCATCAAAGAAGCAGAGGATACCGGCGGAATAGTCGCCCTTGACGCTACAGAGGCTTATACGCCGTTGAACGTGGCTACATGGGCCGCCGATGCAGACCAGATGAAAGAGTTGGAAAAACGGCTTTATACGTTCTGGCGGACCCCGGAAGAGGTCGTGAATAATACGGCAGAAGAGCAGACCATGATGAATTACTTCGACTCTATCGTGGAGCCGTTCTGGGAAGAGATGGGGGAGGCCTTCACAAAAGCGCTTTTCACCCGCCGTGAGCAGGACTACGGGAACGCCATTATCGTCACGTCTGGAGCTGCTACCGGCGCATCGTGGGAGACCAAACTGAAACTGATCGAGAACACTAAAGAAATCGGCTTATTAACGAAAAACCAGTATCTGGAGCTGTTAGGGTATCCTCCGACAGATGACGGAGATGTGGCCTATGTATCGCTTAACTATATCAAGTCAACCGACATGAGCAAGTATCAGGTCGGAGAGGACGGAGGAACACAATATGGAACAGAAGAAGATGGACAAGATCCTGCGGAAGATTGAAGCAGGCCGTGAATACCGGCGCATGGAAGTCAGGGCCAAAGTAGTCGAGGAAGAAAACCCCGAACCGTCCTATAAGGTTGAGGGCTATGCCTGCACCTTTAACGAGCCTTACGAACTGCTGTCCTTTGACGGTTATACCCTGAGAGAGCAGATTGACCCGCACGCTTTTGACGAGTGCGACATGTCTGATGTCATCATGCAGTTTGATCATCAGGGACGGGTATTCGCCCGTCAGAGCAACGGAACGCTGGAGCTTAAAGCAGATGACCACGGCCTGTTTATCGTGGCTGATTTAGGCGGCACAGAGGCCGGCAAACAGCTCTACGATGAAATCCGGGGCGGGTATATCACCAAGATGTCTTTCGGCTTTACAGTCGATGAAGATAAGCGGGAAATCACCGAAAACAAGGAAGATGGTACAGTGGACATCCTGCGGACGATCACAAAGAACCGCAAGCTGTACGACGTGTCTGCTGTTTCCCTTCCCGCGAACGACGGAACAGAAATCAGTGCCAGAAACTGGTGCGACGGAGTGATCGCAGAGTTTGAAGCGGAGCGACTTGAGGCATTGAAGATACAGGAAGCCAGGGCAAAAGCACTGGCGGCCATCAACAAATATCATAAGGAGGTCTGACATGACCGAACACATGGAACGCCTCAAGGAAATCGAGGCAAAAAGAGCGGAGCTGGCAGCCGAAGCAGAGTCCGCCGAAGCAACTGAAACAAGGCTTGCGGAAATCACCACCGAAGCCGAAGCGCTTAACCGCGAAGAAATGGAGGTACGTGCAAAGATGGCACTTGATGTTAACAACAGCACTCCCATTGTGACTCCCGAAACAGAGTCCAAATCTGATGAATTTATGAGAACCGGCAGAATGATCATGGAGACCAGACAGCTCCTGTCTACCGGCCACATCGCAAAACCCACCAACGTCGGCGGGATCAATGGCCTTGCCGCTTCCGCAGCTGATATCGTAGATGATGTCCACGCCTTCGTGCTGAACGGCGTAGGCACATGGAGAGCCGCTTATCAGGCTACCGGCGCCACTGCCGCAGCAGTCACCGAGGGCCAGGCTGTCGGCGGAACCGGCGCGACATTTAACTATGTCGATATCAATCCCGCAGAATGGGGCATTCTGGATGAAATCTCCAAGCAGGTCAAGAAACAGTCTCCCCTGGATTACCAGGGCGCTATCGAGGATGCAGCTGTAGCAGCTCTGAGAGATACCGCTTCCGCAAAGATCATTACCGCTATCCAGGCTTCCAGTCTCAAGCAGGCCATCTTCTCCAGAGCACTGGATCAGAGTTTCCTGCGCAAAACTGTCCTGGGCTTCCGTCCCATCAAGGGCAAGGGCGCTTGCAAGCTCTATATCTCCCAGGCTGATCTGGCTACTCTCGGTGATGTCCGTGGCACAAACGAGAAACGTGCTCTGTATGAGATCACTTTCGGAGACGAGGCCAACACCTTTGGCACCATCAAGGAGGGAGGCATGGCTGTTTCCTTCAGGATCCTTGACGGCCTGACCGCAGGAACACAGTTCTATGGACAGCCGGCCTGCATCGATATGCCCATGTGGGGCAATTACGCAATCGAGACCGACGAGGGCGGCGACTACTTCAAGCGCAACATGATCGGCATCAAGGGCACTCAGACAGCAAACGCTGACCTGGTAGTCCTTAACGGCATGCAGGTCATCAAGCAGGCTGCTGCAACCTGATCGAGTAAAGGAGGCCCGGCATGAGCGTAAGCAGTGAATATCTGAATAAGATTAAATTTGCGGTGAGGACGGTATCCACAGACGAGAATGTCATCCGGGAGATTACCGACATCATCGAAGAGTGCCGGGCTGACATGGTCAACAAGGGCGTAGCGGAGTATGTCGCGTGTGACGAGTCAGACCCCTGCGTCCTTGGTTGTGTCCGGTCATTTACCAGATGGAAGTTCAGTATCGACTCGAATGACATCAAAGCGAACAAGCAGGATTATCGGCTGCAGCTTGACGAGCTGAGGAAGGCGGCGGGATATGAGGACACCTGAATCTGCTGTACTTGTAAGCACGTCATATACAAAAGATGAGTACGGGGTACGCCGGAAAACAGAGGCCCAGAAGACCGTCTATGGATATTATGATTCCCTTTATGGGCAGGAAATATTTGAGGGCGGCCGGAACGGCCTTAACCCGCAGTTCCGGTTTGTTATGATTGCCCTGGATTACGACGGCCAGACCATACTGATCCGGAACGGCGTCAGGTATTCCGTATATCGTACCTATCGCGCTAATTCCGGCAAGGTAGAGCTGTACTGTGAGCGGAAAGGTGGCACCAATGGCAACGACACCGCTTGATCGTCTCACCAGTGACATCCAGAAGATACTGGCAGAATACGCCGACGAGGTCTCGGACAATGTAGATTCCATCACCAGACAGATGGGCCAGAAGGGCGCAAAAGCGCTCAGGGCATCGTCTAAGGCTTCGTTCGGCGGTACCGGCAAATATGCGTCAGGATGGTCATATCAGACTGAAAAGACGCGCTTTGGGAATGTTACGACCATCTACAACAAAACCCCCGGACTTCCGCATCTGCTGGAGAACGGACACGCAAAACGAGGCGGCGGCAGAGTATCCGGCAGGACGCATATAGCTCCCGTCGAGGCAGAACTGACGCAGGCCTTTGGAACGGAGGTCAGATTAAAACTATGACCTACAAACAAATAGCAGCCATGATCGAGGCGGTCGGAATCCCCTGTGCTTATTACCAATTTGAGGAAGACACGGGAATCCAGCCGCCTTTTATCACGTTTTATTACAGTGGAGACAATGATGTAAAAGCGGACAACGTCAATTTTGCCAGGATCCGCCCTCTTGTCATTGAGCTCTACGCAGACGAAAAAGATTTTACGCTGGAAGAAACGGTCGAATCCGTCCTGACAGCGAACGACCTGGCGTTTTCCCGGACCGAAGTCTATATCGATTCCGAAAAGATGTTCATGGTCACCTATTACACGGAGGTATCAATTAATGCCTAAGAATAAAATTAAATACGGCCTTAAGAACGTATATGCCGCCATCCAGACAGTGACAGACGGTGAATACACCTACGCTACTCCCGTCGCCATTCCCGGCGCTGTATCGCTGTCACTGGAAGCAGAGGGCGAAGATTCCCCGTTCTATGCTGACGACTGTGTTTACTTCATGGCGGCCGGTAACAACGGCTACAGCGGAGACCTTGAGATCGCTCTGATCCCGGAATGGTTCCGCACCGACATCCTCAACGAGAAGGCGGACGCCAACGGTGTTCTGGTGGAACGTGCCGACAACGCAGAGGCAGTCAAGTTTGCTCTGCTGTTCGAGTTTTCCGGCGACGCTTCGCAGGTTCGTCATGTCATGTATAACTGCTCCTGCGGACGTCCTGCTGTCGGTTCTCAGACAAAGGAAGAGACTATCGAGCCGCAGACAGAGAGCCTGACAATCACCTGCACGCCCAGGACGGACGGACTGGTGAAAGCAAAGACTGGCGATGATGTTACAACAGCTACATATACCGGCTGGTATACAGCTGTCTATGAGCCTGTAGCTACTGCATCCAGCGCTACACCCGGCGCTACATCCTAAAACTGATCAGAAAGGTTTAAAGGGGATTAAATGAGCGAACGCACGGTTAACATGGCGGGAACCGAGGTCAGATTCCGTTCAAGCGCAGCCATACCGAGAATGTATAGACTGCGCTTCGGGCGGGACATTTTCCGAGAGATTTCCGAACTGCAAAAAGACTTTGAAGCGAACAAAGACGGGGACATGTCCGATATTGCCATCAGCAATCTGGAGAAGTTTGAGAACATCGCCTACATCATGGCAAAGCATGCTGACCCGTCAATCCCGGACGATATCGACGAATGGCTTGAACAGTTTGAGATGTTCGACATTTATACAATCCTGCCGGAGATTCTGCAGATGTGGACGGAAAACATGGCCACGGATGTTGCGCCTAAAAAAAAATAAAAAGGACGTCCCGTGAGATGACCACCGCACTCTTCCATCTTCGGTGCTTAGAGGTCGGACTGCCGATACGCGATTTGGAATTGCTCACGATCGGCATGGTCATCGATATCTGGACGGAATCTAATAATGACAGAGCAAAAGAGTCTGACGGCGAGACTGTTGTAAGGCAGGCGACGCAGGAAGATTTTAACAGATTCTGAGGAACCATTATGGCATCAGGAAGAATCAAGGGTATTACCATCGAGATTGGTGGTGATACAACAAAGCTGCAGACAGCGTTAAAAGGAGTCGACAAACAGCTTTCGACGACGCAGACTGCGCTGCGAGATACAAATAAATTACTAAAATTAGACCCGAAGAATACGGAACTTCTGCGCCAGAAGCAGAAACTGCTTGGCAGTGCCATCAAAGACACCAAACAGCGGCTGAGCGAGTTAAAAGACGCCCAGTCCCAGATCTCTGAGGGTACGGCGGAATATGATGCCATCCAGCGGGAGATCATAGAGACAGAGCAAAATCTGAAAGATCTCGAAAAGCAGGCGAAATCTGCCGCCTCGGTCCTGGGGACAAAGATGCAGGAAGCCGGCAATAAGATTAAGGAAGTCGGTGACAGCATTACGAGCGTGGGTTCGGAACTGTCCACGAAAGTAACGGCCCCGCTTGTGGCTATCGGTGCTTTAGGTGTTGCGAAGTTTGCGGAAGTTGACAAGACGATGCAACTGGCCAACAAGACAATGGGCAACACCGAAGAACAGGCGGAAATGCTCAACAAGGCTATGAAGGACGCCGCCGGCAATTCCACGTTCGGAATGAATGATGCGGCTACGGCTACCCTTAACTTCGCAAGAGCAGGCCTGACAGCGGAAGAAGCCGCCGCGGCGCTGGCTCCGGCCATGAATCTGGCAGCAGGCGAAGGCGGCAATCTGGACACAGTTTCCGCCGGCCTTGTCGCTACCATTAACGGATTTGGGGACAGCTTTGATAATGCGGAAGATTATGCAGATGTCTTTGCAACAGCCTGTAACAACACGGCCCTTGACATTGATTCACTGTCTTCTGCTATGTCCACGGCGGCGCCTGTATTTGCGGCGGCCGGTTATTCCGTAAATGACGCTGCGTTATACATGGGAGTCATGGCTAACGCTGGTATCGGTGCCGAAGAGGCGGCAACATCCCTTAAGACCGGCCTTGCCAGACTGGTTGACCCGTCCAAAGAAGGTGCAGAACAGTTAGACAAGCTGGGTATCTCTGTCACTAACGCCGACGGCTCCATGAAGGATTCCGTGCAGATCCAGAAAGAACTGCATGACGCCTTTGAAGGTCTGTCAGAGTCCGAACAGCTTTCGGCGGCTTCGGCTATCTTCGGAAAGAACCAGATGGACAAGTGGCTGGCGCTGATTCGGACGTCCCCGGAAGATGTAAGCGAACTGGATGGAGCCCTGTCTGATTGTTCTGGCACGACGAAGGAAATGTCGGACGCCATGATGTCAGGCTTCGGCGGTTCACTGGAAAAACTGAAATCGTCCATCGACGTTCTGGTGACTTCCCTGGGCGAGGCGCTGGCCCCTACCATCGAAAAGGTAGCCGGTTTCATCCAGAAACTGGTTGATGCCTTCAACAGCCTGACTCCCGAACAGCAGACAACGATTGCCACCATTGGTATGATCGTGGCGGCGGTCGGGCCATTGCTGGTAATCCTCGGTACGATAATATCTACCATTGGAACGATCGTAGGAGCGATCGGGACCGTAATAACGGTAGTTGGGCCAATAGTGGGAATGATCGCCGGAATTATCAGCAGTATCCAGTCGTTTGCCGGCCTAATGACTGTTGTGATTGCCATCCTGTCCGGTCCGGTCGGCATTGTCATCGCAATAGCGGCAGTTATCGCCGCCGGCATCGCTTTGTGGAAGAACTGGGACAAAGTCAAGGCAAAGGCGGCTGAACTTAAAAACAAGGTGGTCCAGACATGGACAACATTTAAGCAGAATACAGTCGATAAGTTTAATGAGATAAAAGAGAACATTAAACAGAAGATTGAAGACGCGAAAACCGGAGCCATCCAAAAAGTCACGGATATGAAGGACAAGGTCGTTCAGAAATTCACGGACATCAAGGACAAGGCCAAAGAGAAGTTTGATGATATCAAAAATTCCATCAAGGAAAAGATTGAATGGGCACGTGATAAGGTGCAGGCGGCGGTTGACAAGATTAAGGGATTCTTTAATTTCAAATGGTCTCTCCCTAAGCTGAAACTTCCGCATTTCTCCATATCCGGCTCATTTAGTCTGAATCCTCCGTCAGTACCGCACTTGTCGGTTGATTGGTATAAGACCGCTATGGGCAACGGCATGATTTTTACAAATCCTACCATCTTCGGCATGGCTAACGGCAGACTGCAGGGAGCAGGCGATGCCGGTCCGGAGGCTGTCGTCGGGGTGCATTCCTTACAGCGCATGATTTCCGAGGCAGTCGCCAATACATCAGGCAATGACCCGTCCGTCATCTATTCGGCGGTCAGGGCCGGCATGCAGGATGCAGACATTGGCATCTACCTGATGGACAGACAGGTGGGCAGAACACTGAGAGACATGGGGGTGGCGTTCAATGCTTAACATAACATATACGTCATCCTCTGGCGAGGTGTTCGATTTAATGGCGGCAAAATTGGGGCGGTTGAAATCCGCAGCGTTCCATAACTTCGAATGGTCCGCTGAGGAGACCGCCCGCCAATATGGCGTAAAGGTCAAATACTGGACCAAAGAGCCGATAGAGTATGACTGTCAGCTGATCTTCGACGGAACACTGGCAGAGCGCCGGGAAGCGCTTAATGCTTTTCATTCCGCTATTGAAGGCGATTTCTTCCGGGAAGAACCGGGCCTGCTGACATGGGGAGAATCATATATCCCCTGTTTTATCCGCTCTTCCGCAACAGAACCGGCAGAGGAGCCGTACAGGACACTCAATAATGTCACGATATACTGCCCGGATCCGTTCTGGACCGTGGAACAGCTGATCAGCATTGCCCCGGTAGAGGATGACCCTGAAGCTGATGCGGACGATAAGCGCTATACATCTGACGGATACGGCTATGCTCCCGGATATCGCTATCCTATCGTAGCAACGGCAAAAAGCTACAACATCGACCATTTTGCGCCGTGCGACTTCCGCCTGATCGCTTACGGGCCCACAGCTTCCGTAGCGGTCAATATCGCCGGTCACCTGTATGCCGTACAGCATCAGGTCGGCGAAGGCGAAGTCCTGATCATTGATTCCAGGGAGACACAAGCTGATGATATGCACTGCTATTTGGTGTCTGCGTCCGGGCATATTACTAACTGCTTCAACGACCGCGACCCGAACAGCCTGCTTCTGCAGCGGATCCCGTCCGGTCACGTAACAATCAGCTATTCGCAGGAATACGGAATCGACCTGACGCTATACAAGAAACGGAGTGAACCGGCATGGACCAGTTAATCTTACTTACATCCGAATTAAATGAGATTGGCCCCTGCCAGTATGAAGCGGATTTTGACATCGGCGATCCATCAGAAAGTCCCTGTGACTTCAAGGTTGAGGGAAAGATCCCGGATAATGTTGGAGCCGTCTATGTTCCCGGCACAGAGTTTGGCGGCTTGCTGGAATATGACTATGGCAAAGCAGGAAAATCCGTCATCGGCAACTCAGATTATAAAAAAGGTTATACGTGGCGGGGCCTGCTGAACCAGTGGATCATCTGCCCGCCGTCCGGTCAGGATTATTACATTGCCTCCGGCGATGCAAACGCCGTCCTGAGAGCATTGTTATCTAATGCCCTGGGCGGCTTTTTTTATGTTCCGACATATTCCAGCGGCGTGACGATATCTAATTATCAATTCAAGCTGTACTGCACCGTGTTAGAGGGCCTGCTGTCAATGTGCTATGACAACGGTGCTAAGCTGGTCATCCATGCTGACAAGGTTGCGGCTGGTTATCCTATCAGAGTCACGGCAGAGATCAAACCAGCGGAGACGATCAGCGGAATCTATAACGACGATTCGCCGGTACCGCTGATATTTACATCTAACCGCATGGGTATCAATCATTTGATCTGTATGGGACAGGGAGAGCTGCAGAACCGCATGCGGGTAGATTTATACATCAACAATCGAGGCAAGATTTCAGAGACCCAATATTATACCGGCGTTTCTGAGAGACAGGCCTATTACGATTACTCCGGCGCCCAGTCCCGTGCCGACCTTGTCAGCTACGGAAAGAAGCGCCTGAAAGAGATCGCATCATCCGATTCGCTCCAGGTCGGGGAGTCTGATTTCAACATCGACGTCGGGGATATCGTCAAAGGGACGAAAGGCAGTAAGACCGTGCAGGCCCCTATCGCCCGGAAAGTCCTGACGATTTCCAGAGGCATTTTTACTTACGAATGCAAAGTTAAAGGAGAGGTATAACACATGGCTTATTTGATCAATGGGGCCGGATTTGTCCCGGTCCTTGCGCAGGATGACGCCGACTACTACGGCGGACTTTCGGGAGGCGTGACGTGTATCCTCCCCTTTGGCAACAGGATGAGCAATACCCTGCCTGACGCCAATACTGTCCGCCTTGCGGATGGCGTACTGGTAACAAGAGAAGGCCGGCGCATCCAGATCCGGAGCGGAGAATATGAGGACTTCACGATTCCGACCGGGTCCCAGGGCGTAACAGCATACTACATTATCGGCTACCACATCTATACAGACAATCAGTCCGCCGAAGTTGTGGAACCTTTTGTCCGGGCAATGTCCAGCGCATCCGCTACCATTGCAGAAAATCAGCTGCGGGACGGATATACAGAGGTGTATGTGTCGCTGTACCGGGTGCGCCAGAACGGCGTGTCTATTAATCAAGTGACAAGACTGGTTGATATCGCCAAATCTATGGCAGACGTCGCCACTCTGGAGACATCCCTTGCCACCGCCGCAGCTACCGCCAAAAACTACACCGA